CTGTTACAGCCGGCACAGCAATGTACACAGCCGGATACTGCGCCAAAAAGATTGGGGATACAGATACATTTGCACTACAGTCACGACGCCCACCAATCGGAATGTCCTGGGTACGAAAGCACCACGATAACATCCGGAGAATCGAATCAATCCAGGTCGACGGCAAACAATACCCCATCCCCAGAGTCTACTTAAATTGGATTAATGGCATCGACACATTTCAACACATCAAGGAGAATCTAGCTGCAAAAGCCATAGCAAGGCCTGACCAGGTACTACGATCAAAAGAAAATCATCACAAATCCCGAAATAATCTTAGGAGCCACAAAATATGAACTCAACAGAAAAGCTGCGCGGCAAGCCAGTCGAAGAACAAAAGAAAGAAAAAAAGTTTCTCTTTCAACTAATTAGCCACCTCGATGGCAAACGCTCAGAACCCTTCACAATGTCATGGGACGGTCTAACCGAAGCCCTGACCCTGTGGAAGGAAACCGATCCCGAAAAATACAATGAAGATGAGGTTTTCAAAGACTTCATTCTCCTGGTAGCAGTTCTAGACGACCAGGACACAGTTATACCTGCAACACCATTAATCACTATAAAATCCTACCTGGAAACGGTCGGAAAGGAGAAACCCACTAATGTCTGAACGAATGGTACAACAACCAGCTGCCACAAAAACGCAAGCCAAATTCAGCGAATTGCCCTCTGCCGACGTTCAAAGATCTACCTTTGATATGTCGCATAGCTGGAAAGGCACCACTGACACATGGAAAGTAATCCCAACCCTCTGTATGGAGGTTCTACCAGGTGACTCGTTTAAAATTAACTCAACGCTATTCATGCGGCTTGCAACACCTCTTAAGCCCATCATGGATAATCTCACTGCAGACATTCATTATTTCTTCGTTCCTAACCGTCTGGTTTGGGACAACTGGAAATACTTTATGGGCGAACGGAAAGTCACAACAGACGACCCCGACCAATACTCAATCCCCCAAGCTAATGTGGACGTCAACATCCGAAATTCAACGGGTCAACTGCCCGACTACTTCGGCATCCCACTATTCGACCCAGGCGACAATACAGAACAGATTGTTCAATTCTCTAGTCTCCCTTTCAGGGCCTACCAATTAATATGGTCTGAATGGTATAGAAACCAAAACGTAACTGGTCGCGAGCTCCCTCCGCCTACCGGCGATGGGCCCGACGATATAGACTACGAAATCGAGGTAAGCCCAATTACAGGCACCGGACTCGGTGTCATGGGCCCCCGGCATAAGCGCGCAGACTATTTCACTCGCGCACTACCCTGGCCACAAAAAGGCGATCCCGTATTCCTCCCCCTGGGTGAGTACGCTTCCGTTATAGGCATAGGCGTAGAATCAGACGTATTTGTCGACACCGCAAGACAAATCTATGAAACCCCCCGCGATGGACAAGAAGTACCCAATCCTCGATGGTGGAACTCAAGCGTAGCCGTTGGAGGCGACAATTCCCAAGTCTACTTAAAAGGCGGGGATGACCCTGACGATCAGGGCTTACCGTCGGTGTACACCGACCTGTCACGCGCAACAGCCGCAACAATCAACGATATCCGTACAGCGTTTCAGATTCAGAAACTGCTAGAACGTGACGCCCGTGGCGGCACCAGGTATATCGAAATTATCCTTTCACACTTCAATGTACAATCTCCAGACGCACGACTCCAGCGCCCCGAGTACTTGGGCGGTGGATCAGCAACAATCGTAATCAACCCTGTAGCCGCTACCGTAGCATCCGAGGAAGCCCCCCAGGGCAACCTTTCCGCCGTGGGCACTGGACTCCTGCGTGGCAACATGTCCCACAGCTTCACAGAACATGGCCATATACTCGCGCTAATCTCCACACGTTCCGACCTCACGTATCAAAAAGGCGTCGACAAGATGTGGTCTCGCAAAACGCGCTATGACTACTATTGGCCTGCCCTCTCCCACCTGGGCGAGCAAGCAATACTTAACAAAGAGGTATACCTTACCCTTGGCGATGATTTAAAAAATGAGGGCATATGGGGCTATCAGGAACGCTACGCAGAATACCGCTACCAGCCTTCCCGCATAACCGGACTCTTTAGGTCAGAACACCCCGAGTCGCTCGACGTCTGGCATTTAAGCCAGGACTTTACCGAGCTCCCAGCACTATCACCCTTGTTCGTTGTGGATCTTCCACCTATCGACAGGGTTGTGGCAGTACCTACCGAACCCGATCTAATCATTGACGGTTGGCACAATATCAAAGCGACCAGGCCCATGCCCATCTACGCTGTACCTGGCCTTGTGGATCATTTCTAAATGTTCAAAGAGATAGCACAAGCCATTGGGGGAGATGTCGTTTCAGGCATCTTCAACTCTCGCGAAGCCAGCAAAAACCGACGTTTTCAACAAGAAATGTCGAATACTGCTTACCAACGAGCTGCGGCCGACCTGGAAAAGGCTGGCCTCAATCGTATACTAGCGATCGGATCCCCCGCATCTACACCAGGTGGTTCCGTCGCCTCAATGTCCGGCCTGGGGTCAACAATCACCCAGGCAGCAGGTACAGCACAACAAATTGCACAGTCAGAACAACAGGAGGCAAAACTATTTGCCGAAACGACCGGCATAAACATGGAAAACTCGAAAAAAGCGGTAGAATCCGAATTCTGGAAAGCCGTACTCCCAGCAGTAGAACAAGCAGCAGGGAATTTCGAAGAATTCACAAAAATAGTACTCTCACCCGAATATCTAACAAAAATACAAAAGGCCATTGAAGATACACCAGCCGCAATCCGCGGCTATGTAGATAAATTCCTGCAAAAAGTCATGGACAAAATGCCTAAAAACTTCTCTGAATTGTTCTTTATGACACCCGTAGGAAGGGCTGCTAAAGCTTCAAATCAATGGCTAAAAGATCGCTCCAACATCCGAATAGGAGAACCAAAAAATGCAGAATGACGTAATCCCCAAAATAGTAAAAAAACAGTACGACTTCCATATTAGGAAGCCGACCTACTCTGAACGCTCACCCATAGACTTCAGCCAAGCTGAATCAGTAACAGACACAACATTCGGAAACGATACAGACGTAAACCGAATCATAGCCAGGTGCAAGCGCACTGGCGAACCACTCCCGGACAACGGGCCCGGGCAATATGCAGATTGTAGTAATCTGCAAAAAGACCTCTCAACACTAATAGACGAGGCTAAAAGCACGCTCGACGAATACGCAGAACAACAGGCAAAGGAAAGCGCGAAAGTAGCACGAAATGCGCAAACCGATGCCGAAAAAGCAAAGCAATACGACGAGCTAATGAAACAAAAAGCCGAGTCAGAACAAACGCCTTCAGGCGAATAAAACGGGAGGAAACAAAGCGGAGATTTTCTCCGCTTTTTTCATTCCGTAAACTGTAACCTGTAGCCAAAATCGACAGGTTTACAGATCACAAAAAATCAGCTACTCTTAGCTCCATGGTATCCACCTTGATCATATACCATAACACTGGCACCGAAGGAGACAGTACAATGAAACGTAAACGAGCAGGAAAACCAGGTCGCAGTTTCAGAAACCAAAACCGACCCCATCGGTTAAACCAACCCCGACGCGTATCCCGCGGCGGTATAATCTTGTAGCCGCCAGGCTCCTAAGCTGGACTCGCCCACCAGCACAAGAAAACGGGCCCCTCCCAAATAGGATAACGGAGAACACAAAATGAAATTTTTACTCCAGGTAATACTGGCCCCATTAGCACTATTCATAGGATTTATAATCCTTCTCATGGCAATAACAGCCCTAGGCGGTATTACTCCATGACGTGCTACCACTCAAAACCCGCGTGGAAATCCACGCTACCGGATGACAACGGCATCCATCACCTACAATTCAAGTTCCGCGACGACAGGGAGCCGGACTACTTCATACCCTGCGGTAAATGCCTCGGTTGTCGAGGCGACCAAGCCAGGGACTGGGGCATACGTTGCTACCACGAAGCACAAATGCACGATCAAAACGCGTTCTTAACGCTTACCTACGACGACGAACACCTAGTCGACAAAATTAACCCCTATGACCCCCGCATGTTCATAAAAAGGTTGCGAAAGCAACTAAAAACCCCTATAAGATATTTCTTATGCGGCGAATACGGCGAAAAAACCAAGAGACCCCATTACCATGCACTTGTCTTTGGTCACGACTTCCGTGGCGGCCGTTATTCTTTCAGCATCAACGACCAGCTGTATGGGAACAAGCAACTTGATGACATCTGGGGCAAGGGAACAATTACGGCAGCGCCTGTTACAGCCGGCACAGCAATGTACACAGCCGGATACTGCGCCAAAAAGATTGGGGATACAGATACATTTGCACTACA